TGTCTGGAGCTAGTTGATCTGGAAAAGATGTTGTACTCTTTAGTGATGGATTATTCATAGATTTTGCTTACCAATCCTTTATTATTATACTTTGCAAAGTTAACATTTATTTCGTTACTTATTTTTTTGTTATTTACAACGTACTTTTGGTTAGCCATAATAGCTAAACCTGAAGAAACAGTGGCATCGAACTTGGTTCGCTTTTGTATATCGTAGTTAGCCCAATCCTGTAAAGTCCTGGAAAAGTACACGTTACCACTTCCGTTCTCACTAAAGCCAACGTGCTCCTCTATGTAAGCCTCTAAAGCCTCGGCGTGTATAGATATAACAGACGTAGAAGACGGTATCCCTCCAAGCTCTCGCTCAGCTTTAGATAACCCGTTTCTATGTTTATCTGGCCTATCAACACTAAAACCTCTGTACCCTCTATTCTTTAAATAGTAAAGCAACCTTGGTTTGTTGTTTTCCGCTAACACTGGCATCCCGTAAAACACTAAAGCCATTAGCACGTCTTCGTAAAACAATTCAGCAGTCTGAGGTCTAGCAATATACTCTAGAAAGAATTGATTGCTAGGAGCATCATCCATGTTGAACTTAGTTAAGCCGTGTAGGGCTCCATTAGAGCCACCACCACCAACAGTTCCGGATATGTCATAGCTGTCACATCCGAATGCTCCAATATGATCATTCCCAGGATATTTGAGTCCATTTTTTATTATTACGTTGTTTCTTAATTTATCGTTAGGTATCCATGTTATTCTAAAAGGTCCTTTTCTATCAGGACTCCAAATAACCTCGGTATCTCTTTGACCGTTCTTCCAAGAGAATCTACCTGTCTGTAAAACCCTCTGAGCTTCTAAACCTTCATTGAAGTCTATCTGCTCATATATTTTCTGCAAGTTAAACAAACTATTATTAGCCTCATCCCTGAACGCGTGAGATTCTGTTCTAGGGAACTGTCTATAAAATTCGTTTAATGCATCCGCATCGTTCTTTAAAGATTCAACCTCATTCTCCCAGTAGTCAAGAACACCGTTATCTATAACATCTCCTACAGCATCAAAAGTCTCAGTCTCTGGACTTCTAAACACTGGCATACCGTACTGATCTATAAACCCTTCAAAGTTCCACTCCATTGGTATGAAAAGTGAGTACATACCACTTTTAGTTTGACCATTTGAGTTTCTCTCTGTTACGTCAGAGTCTTCGTACATCTTCTTAAAGTTAGATCCTCCCTTGTCAAGAGCGTTAGAAGTAGAGCCCATCATGCACTTACCAACAATACGTCTACCCAAACGTAGCGTAGTTTTTACTACACGCCAGTTGTTTAGAATATTATCTGGTGGCAACCACTTCCCCGATTCATCGTGTACAAGGAATCTCAGTTTCTCACCATCGTAGGAGTTGTCTCCCGTATTCTTCCAGTCAATGGTAGTATCCAAACCTTCTAACTCAGTAGCTCCGTCTGTTGTCTCTATAGACTTACGAGTAAGCTTTGACGCTGGAACACGGTATGCAAGCTCTGTCTTAGGCCTGTCCATACCGTCCTGTATTGGTTTAAAAAAGAACGGGTAGTTGGTAGATATTGGTACAACCTTGTCAGTAAACATTTTCTTAGCATCACTACCCGTCTTTGATAATATACCGAACCTTGAATCTGGCGTTATTGTCGCCAAGTTAACAGTCTCTGCTGAAGACATAAACGAGAACCCAGAACGTCTGTTCTTTAGGTAACACATTCCAAAGCACCTATCGTCAGCCTTACAAGCTTCCCAGAACAAAAAGAATATTCTGTTTGATTCCCTGTATTCAGGCTGACCAACATCAATCTTAGTCCACTGCAAATACATGTAGTGCGTACCAGTTATATATGTTGGCACTCCATTGTTGTAAAACCAGAAACCATTCTCTCGTCTATCAAACTCAGTTTCTATGAAGTCAACCCACTTAGACTTAAATGTGTTAGGCATTTCATTCCACTGGAATATAGTCTTAATCTTTTTAAGATCCTTGTCATACTCTGTGGCCTCCCAGAACTGGTCATTCTTAACGTCAGACCTTTTATGTACGTTATTAGGTACAGACGGCAAGCCGATGCGTAAGTTCTGTATCTCTATCACATCGCCCAGTGTACCGTCGTTAGATATAATGACTACGTCGTGGTCTTTGTTGTAACCACGTTCCCAAGATTTGTTCTTGTTTCTTGTGGTCATAACACCCTTAGGTATACCGCTATATACTACTTTAAGTAGTCTAAGATTTTCTTCCTCTTCTTTCAGCAAAACTCTGGAATTGTTTTTCTTCTGGTTCTTCAGTACCCTCTAACTTATTTCTTTCTTGCTCAATCCTATTAAGCATATCAAAAGCATCATTAAGAGCCATCTTCTTAGTGGCAGCAGCGTTCTTTAATCTATCAGCAGCAACGTCCTTATCAGGATCATCTGTAATGATCTCTGAGTGAAGAACCTTAATAAGCTCCTCTACAGCACGTTCTCCTGCCTTAATGATTCTTTCTATTCTGTCGTTGTAATTGTTAAGCATACGTCTTGATTTTGCATCCTGTACAGCTTCTGTCCATCTATCTCGAACTCGTACTCACTATTCTTAGTGAATCCTATCCTATCTCCCTCAAAAACACCTAGAGACTCAAGGTTCTTGTTACCGAAGTAAACAACACCTGTGTGCTCTTGTAGTTTTTCAACTTGAAAGTAAGATTTGTCTTGTTCTTTGTCAACTGGCTTAATGAAGCAATAGTTTTCTATTGTCTTCCACTTGCCGTCTCTAGAGTACAGAAATATTCTATCTGGACTCACTAGGTATAAGTCATCCCTAAAAAACTCATTGCTCTTAGTTTTCTTACCCTTCATGTTAAGGTATGTTCTAAAAACGTTGTGGTGCAGAACAACAATGTCGTCTACCTTTATATCTGAGTTCTCAGGTGTAGCAACAACAACACCAAGTCTATTTACAAACGCAGCATCCTCTATAGTTGTGTTAACTACGAGGTCTACTCCTGCTATGTTTTTTGTGTTATTGTATTCGCTTCCTAGTGGTTCAATTAAATATCCATACCTTGGATTCATAATAGATTATATTCGATTACTACGGGAATGTCAATGAACTGCTTCCATCTAACTACTTCCCCATTTGATTTAATCCACACGCTATAGCCTTTTTTTTCTTCAGCTATCTCGTGTATTGTGTAATTACCCCCTAGGACGTTTTGACCAACTATGTAATGCATAGCGTTCTTGTAGTCTCCTCCTACAGAGATCTTACGAATGTACAAAATATTTTCCATAAAATTTTAATTAAAGTGGAAAGGACACTTAGATTTCTTTTTTAATTCATCAGACCTAAACTCCTTTAAATGATCAGAATAATCTGACAAAAATTTTTTCCTCAACCTTTTGTTAAGCTTGCCTTTTTCGTATGGCAAATATCCATCTGGAAGATATATAACAGCTAGTGGAGTTCCTACCTTTATGGTTTCAAAGATTCCTTTTTCAGGTAAATTACCATCTTTATCTCTGTATTTTTTAAAGTCTATAAAAGTATTTAGCTGAAGATCCAAAGGGTTTGCATTTGTAACAGTGGATATGCCAGGTGGAGTGAAGAAAGTAGCGTTAGGATCGTGCCAATAACTTGGCATCTGCATAAACCTAAACTCACCGTGATTAACACCTAACTGTAAACCTGTCATGAATTTTATATTGTGTATTTGCTGATCCCACAAGTCCCCCATTTGATTTAAAGAACCTATTTCATTCACTACGTTTTCCCAAACACCCTTGGGTGGTTTTTGTGCTGTATGAGAATGAGTTTCAAACCATCCGTCTTCAGCTGTAACAAAATTAACTCCTTTTGAATCTATTTTAAAGTGTATATCACAAGGAGCTACAAACGTATATGAGTCTTTAAATAAATCTATAAAAGAAGGGCATGTTCTTGCGTTTGGAAACATACTAAAATAGTCTTTAGTTTGCCTTAATCCTTTAAACCACTTTGGTAAAATCTCTCTTGTAGGTACAAGATAATCCTTCAAGTCTTTTCCTCCTTCAAAGTTGAAGTCTTTAGTAGAAGGGCGTACTGGTATATAGTCCCATATTATCTTTTGTTTCTCTTTTTTTCTTTTGAATAAATTTAGCATTTTATTTAATTTTATTTACTAGTAATCTGCTCCTTTTTAAATGGGTCTACTTTAAAACCTGTGTTTTTCCATGAAATACTATGTTCGTCCCAAACATAAAGCCATTCTAAATCAGGTTGATCTACCGGAGCAATCCAATCACTTAAATCATCACTCCACACCCAGCTAATATACGGTTTATTATTTTCTTTACTCATATTTTATAGTTTTTCAAGGAAAAGCTTCAAATCTTGTTACATAAGCCCTGGTTTGATTTGCGTTTCCTAAAGATAAATTAACTTCAGTTGGAGACGTGAAATTTATTGGAATTTGAGATCCAGAAGGATTTGTTGCAGTGAACCAATACATTAAAGCTGCATAAGTCTCATTACCAGTCTGAACAGAAAAAGTAGAGTATGATTGACCAGCGTAAGTATAGTCAACTTCTATATAACTATATCCAGTGAGATCAATAGCATTAGTCGTGGTTGCGGTAGTTCCTCCCCACCAAGGAGCATAAAGCTCCATACTAGTTGCGCCTAAAGATCCATAACCATTAGCTGATCCACAGTTACAAACAGAAAAAGTCCAACCACTTTGTTGACCTGCTGAATACAAAACAAGACTAGCTGACCCAGTACTTTGAGAAATAGTATTTCCTCTAGCCTCTCCTTTATTGCCAACTCCAAAAGCTGTTATGTAGTAAATAGTGCTTCCAGTCAAGTTCTGAACGTTATAACTAAAAGATCCTATTCCTTGAGATGTATTAACAACGTATCTGGTGTTGTTTTGATAATTAGAGCTTGTTCCTACATAAAAACCAACCTCGTCTAAAGATGGATAATTTCCTGGACCGAGATCCGATATAGTTCCATTGACTGTAATGCTAGTCGCTTCAACATTAGAAGTAGCATCTGTTATCACAGTAGACAATCCTAGTCCTCCACCAAAATTTATACTTTGTCCCCACATATTATGTATCTATTTGAGATATTGAATACCAGAATTCAGAGCTCCCAACGCAAAGTATTTGAATAAGGTTTTTTATGCCACTTGCGTCATTGTATGCTCCAGATATTTTGTTGAATGTCCCTGGACCACCGCCAACAGTAAAATCTATAGATCTACCAGCACCTGAACCTGTAATTACAATATGTTTGTTTACTCCAGGAGAGACATCAATCAGATTTAAAGTTGAATTAGAGTTTAAAGTCAAGGTAAACACAGCAGCTCCGTTACTAGTTCCAAATGGAACATCTATAATAGGCCCTGGAGTCAATGAAGAAAGTGTCTTGAACTCAGTTCCTACATTAGATATTCCGATTGCGTCATCAGCTATTTTTGTATGACTAATAGATCCATCAGCTATTTTTGTATGACTAATAGCTCCATCAGCTATTTTTGAATTATGTACGGATCCATCTTCTAAAACGGATGTTGATACTTTAGTTATTGCCATTGTTTATTGTTTTACTGGGCTTTTACACCCCATTTTATTTATTATTGTCCTTCGTTATAAAGAGCTAAAACATCAGCCGCTGTAGGGTTTGGCCTATAAAATAATCTATATTGGTCTAATAATCCTTTCCAACCATCTCCATTATCCGTTAAATATGCACCTATTGAAAATTGAGATAAATTTTGTAAAATAATATAACCTCCGTAAGTACCTGATGCTACTTCTGATCCATTAACATAAAGTTTATATGTTGATGTAGTTGAATCTATTGTTGTAGCTATATGATGCCATTCTGTTGAGCTTAATCCTGAAACATCATAACCAATAGTTATATTTCCTTGAGTAGATGAACCGACTTGAAAACGTAAACTATTAGATGAATTCACATATAACTTAGGACCTTGACAATCCCATAAATAAGAAGTTCTATTATCACTCCAAGCTGTACCTTTTGCCCAAATAGAAGATAAAAAAGCACCACCACTTAAACCGCCGCCGTAATCATCGTTATTTCTCCATAAGTGACCTGCACTATAACTACCTATTCCAAATTTAGAATCTGACGAAATGCTTCCTGCCACATAATTCCATCCTGTAAATCTTCCGCAAGTATCATTAAAATCCTCATTAAATGTCCATAAATATCTACCCGTACCATCCCCAAAGAAATCACATTCTTCAGTAATATCTACTTCACCTCCTGTATTTATTAATCTTTTTCCTAGCATAACTATATAGTTATATCAAACAGCACAACAGATTTTTTTGTTGTTAAAGCGTTTATTTCAGCTTCTATTAAATCGCTTGCAGTTCTTAACGCTGCTCTATCGTCTTTAATATCTTGCGGAATATCTGTTCCCGCGTCTGCCTGTCTTATAACGTACCAATCTGTTACAGATAATTTACTACCTACAATAGATTTTAATTCAGCTACTTTCTGTTCTTTTAATTCAGCTAAAGTTTCTTTTATTGTCTTATCTATTACATCGTAAGTATAAACATCACCATCTAAGTGAAGATTTGATAATTCCTCTACTCTACCATCAAAAGTAGGCGTTACAACATCTTTAAAACCTAATTCAGAAGACGTAGTTTCGTTTAAAGATAAGTACAACTTTCCGTTGTGGTTAAATTTTTTAGGAATAGAACCAAATGTTTTTATCTCTCCGTTTATCTCTATTGCTTTCATATACTAAGATTGAATTTGTGAAATTGTGTACCAATATACTCCTGGCCCTGTTACTAATACTTGAATAAGGTTTAAAACAGAACCGTCATATGTGCCAGATATTACATTACCTGTAGGTAAAGTTATTCCATAATCTTGAACAGTAACAGGATCAAACCCTGAAACTATAATATCTTTGACCATACCAACATCTGCATTTAAAAAGCTTACATTAATATTAGCGGGATCTGTCATAGTAAATTCAAAAACCTGAGCAGAAGAAAAATCTAATTCCCACGTATAAATGGAATAGTTAAATGTAGGGGAAATAGATGTTTTGTATTCTGTTCCAAGTTTGCTGTGTTCAACTGAATCATCTAATAGATATTTATTTGTAGACCCTTCTGTTAAGTCATCACTAGTAGACAACTGAGAGTCATACAATTCAGTGAAGTTTTGATTTGTTTTATCAAACGCAACACGAACCTGATCTCCAGTGCCATCGTTAGCCGTTGTTCCTATTCCAATTACTTGTTTTGCCATCTTTTTAATATGTTGTTGAATCTATTCTTTGTTGATCTGAGTCAGCAGTCAATGATAAAGTGTCTACTGTAAATAAATAATCCGGACCTATATTAAACCATCCAGATCCATTATATAGTTCTAATTTTTTTGTATCTGTATTATATCTTGTTAATCCCTCTGTTGGGCTAACAGGTCTTTGTGCTGTTGTTCCATTACCAATACCGCTGCCATCTACAACGCTTATACTTGCAAAAGTAATAACTTCTACCGTATATCCATTCTGAGGCGCCGTAGCAAATGATATTGTTGTGCCATCTAAAGTATATGTAGACTTCTCTTGATAAACACCTTGCAAAAATACAAATGTTTTATCCTTGCTGTCTACAGCTTGTGGTAATGTAAAGTCTGTTGTTACACCATCTCCAGTAATTAAACTACTATTTAAAGATGTAAGATCTACTGCCTTTAAATGTACAACTTCTATTTCAACTCC